GCCGGCAGCATCTTGGCTATTGTGTGTATAAGAATCTCTTGAGGCTTTTTGGTTAAGATATTGTGCATAGTCAGCTTCTGATAAATCATTTGCAGCTGCAGCATTATTTACATATTCTACTCCAGTATCAGCATCAATAAATGATACTGTTTTAACTGGCATATATGTATTTGTTAAAAACTTTTCAGAATCAGCAACGGAAACTGTATACATATATTTCCAAGTGTAACCATCTGTTTCAGCTGTTGGTGATGTTAAAGTTTGAGTTGGTTGTATTGTTGAACCACCAGTTGTAGGTGCATTAATACATTTATAAACTTTAAATTCAGATGTAATTACATAAAACTTTTTATCAAATATAGATGAATCATTTGAATCCCAAGGTACATATACTGTACCAGTTTCCCATGTATATCTTCTTACTACATGTGATACATCTGATGAGCCAAGCTTTTTAATAGCAATTAAATTTTTTCTTGCTAATCCAAACTCATCTAAGTGATCATCAGGTGGAAAATCTGATGAAATGTTTGTTGAGTCTGTTCTATCTGATAATGCGTTTGACCATACATCGGCTTTACCTATACCGACATACACATTATTAGATGTATCTGCTATATCTTCTTTAAAATTATTAGCATTCAGTACTCTAAATTCCGTTGATACTATTGCTGCCATTATTATTCCTCTATTCTATATGAATTGTTGCGTTAGTGTTATATTTATTTATATCTGTTGAATCGATAGTTTGTATAGTTTGGTCACCAAAAAACTGAATAGTTTGGCCTCCACTAAACAATCGAGCCGTTGTATAAAAATTATCTTTTTTTCTATTAAAGTATTTATTAGCAACAATTAAATCAGATCCATCGTCTTGATTGTTGCATAATATTTTTGAAATCATTGTATCATGTTTTACACGATCTTCGTTTTGTATTAAACTCTTAATTCTTACTTCAGGGTCTAATGCATATCCTCTTCCAACTCCACCTAATGTTATAGCACTGATTTCATTATCTGAATCAAGTGTTACTGTTGCAGTTTCTGTAACATTAGTTGATAGTAAATTACCAGCTGCATCTCGAGAAGTTGGTGCATCAAAGATTAATGTAGGAGCAACTGTATATTGTTTATCAGCTAAACCATAGAAAATAACCTCTGCTATTTGTCCTAACAATGAATTATTACTACCATCTACAGGTGCACTTGCTGTAATAAACAGATTTGTAAATCCACTACCCGCACTATCAATTGTAATATTATCTACATCAATTTGCCCATCGGATGTAAGTGCTAATGTAACTGTTGGGTTAACTGTACTTGTACCTTCACCATTGAATGTTAAAGTAGGAACTGCTGAGTACCCGTATCCTGGTTCAATGACTTCTAAATTTGAAAGACCACCTGAACCGTTAAGTGTTACTGAAAATGTAGCTGCTTTATAAATTTTTGCAATGACTGTTGGATTGAATGATGAAGCAAAAGCTTCTATTATAATAGGTACATCATCAATTGTTAAACCTGGTACTATACCTGGCATAGCTGAATTCAATCTTGTATCAGCTGCAATTTGTTTAAATTTTGATGAAGTTTTAATTGTTAAATCACCATCAGTTGTATTAACACTTGTCAATAGTATGTTTAAAAGAATCTCAGCAAAATAAATAAACCCTGATGGATGTACTAATCTATCGAATACATATTCCCAATCTTCAATATTACGAGCTGTCTTAATTAAATAACTAAACTTTTGATATCTTAAACTATCATGAATTCTAATTTTCTTTTCAGACAGCATACCTTTGTTTGTAGTAAACGAACCTCTTGGTTCAAATGTTACAGTTGTACCATCAGTTATTGTTACAGCTGATGACACAGTAATAGTTAAACCATTTGATGAAATATTTTCAACAATAACTGAGTTATCATTACTATCTTTAAAACTTCGAGGTACTTGAGTACCTGCAATAATTTGACTTCCTATTTGTATATTACTATTTGCTGCTGTTATTACAAGCGTTGTTGAATTTGTAACTGCACCATTCAGAACAGCTGTGGTAGATTCTTCTTGTGTAAATGTACCTGCCGATGGTATGAGTGTATTGTCATAAGGAAATGCTATCTCAACATTTTCTTCAAATAATAATCTAAAAAATATTTCAATTGATTCTGTTGAACCTCTGAGCTTATAAAACTCAATAATGTTTTTATATAATGTTCTTTTATTTGATAGTATTGAAAATGGTACTGCAGGTGCAATTTCTTTTTGTTGTAATTTTAAATAATTTTCTGAATTAACATCGATATCCATAGCAGATTCGATTGTATTCATAACATATGATGGCCCAGGTCCCGCATAGTATTTAATAGGTGTAGTTAATTTTGCTGAAAATCCATTATATGCAGCTAATAAATTTGTTCCTTCAAGATTACCTTGATCATCTATTCTTGGTTTTACTGTATATGTTTTACCGACACCTTCCAATGTTGATAAAGAACCAGGTAATTCATTACCATTTGTAATTGCTATATCACCTGAAGTTAATGCAATTGTTGTGCTCACGCCCGCGGGTGAGGTGACTACTAATGTTGATGATGAACCTTGTTGATCTGTAAAGAAATGATCATTTTCATTATTAGGATCTGAAACACGAAATGTTACTTTATCATCTAATACAATTCCAGTAAAAGTTTCAGTTTGATCATATAAAAATTCATCAAGGTTTAAAAATGTATAATAAGCCTTAAGGAGCTTTAATAATTCTGGACTCCTATTTAATATTTCAAAAGGAATTAGTTGATCAACTCTTAAATTTTCTTTAGTTTGATCTTTACTTGAAACAAGCTTTTCTAAAAATCCTGGTGAAAAAGGTTTATTATTCGCAAGACTCATTATTTAATTCTCGAATTCGTTGTGTAATTAATACTACCTGCTGCTCCAGCTGTTGCAATTGTATCTACTTGTGCATTCACTGTTACACTATTACTATCAATATTTAAAATTTCTTGTCTTTTTGGTGCTATATCTAATGAATCTGGCACGACTGTAATTTTAATTGGTGTATTATTATCTGAAGGGAATGAATGCAATGTTACTTTACCATTTGTTAAATCAACTTCTCCAGCATCTGAAACAACTGTAATGTTAGTACCACCAACAATTTTATATACAATAACTTTTCTTTTAAGTGAACCACTAATAGGTACATCACCAAAGAAATGAGATACACCACCTATACTAAATGCTGATGATGTCAATACAAATTTAGTTGATTCACCACTATTATAAATTGCTTCTGCAAAATTAATTTCAAAATTATTTGATGCTGCTGTAGTATTAGGTGTAATATTTTGGAACATTCTTGGTCTTACATTACTATTTTGAATACTTGGATCGGCGTTATCAATCGCTCTTAATAATTGTGAATGCCTAAAGACACCGTCAAACTTATTTAAATTATTAAAGTTATAATCAGAAATTGTATCTCTTACAACTGATTGTAATGATACAACATCTCGATCTGTAAGGTTTGGATTATATTTTACAAATACATCAAGTTCTAAATTAGTAAATTCTGGATCGATAATCTCTGGAATAATAGATACGATATTCTTTCCTTTTAATATTGAATTTTTTATCTCATCTTTTTCATCTGTTGTAAGTGCTGATGAAAGTAAAGGTTTAATAGCAATATATACTTTACCATAGTCAGGTGGACTTTGATCTTCACCACCCCATGTAGATATTGAATCAATGTTTGTAAACTGTTTTTTAAGAATAGACGCATAGTCTTCTGCAGTTACTGCTCTATCCTGAGTAGCAAATGTTAATGGTGCATTGAATCGAATTGATTCAGTTGTTTCTTTTTCTACACCACCAGCTGAATTACTTACTACTGAAACTGTGTATGTTGATGAACCTGTTAAACCTGTTATTGAATCATTAAATACAAATGCATTTGCACCATTACTTTCTTCACCATTTGTAACTACATAATCAATTGTGACAATATTATCTGTTGATGGTTTTTTACCTGTAATGCCATCGCCAAAATAAACTTCATAGTAACCTGAATTATTTTCTTGTAAAAAATAAACTTGTGATGTAGAATTAATACCTGTAAGTGATTCAAATTTTGTATATACATCAAATTGAGAAGAGTTTTGATTATTTTGTAGCCTTACTCTGAGTGATGATGTATCAGCATCGTCATCTGATACTTGAAACTTTTGATTTTCAATACTTGCATCGACACGGTATTTAAGAGTTCTTAATTCGCCTTCAGCTAATGTAACATTTGAAAAACTATAAGTAGCTGTTGTACTACCATCAGTGACTAAATCTGCTGAATGAGTTCCAAGTAAAACATAATCATAATTTGTTCCATCAGCTAATGTTGTTCTAAATTTTTGTCCACGATTTAATGTTATAGTCGATGGTAAAGTAGATGGACTATCAAATGCACCCGTTTCATTCGAAGCATCAATTGTAAAATTAATAATTGACCTAGGTGAAAGTATTGACCTAGGAGTATATCCTAATAGTTTTGCTCTTGTAACTATATTACCGCGTATTTGAGCTGAATCAAGGAATGATTCATTTAATGAATAGTGAGCATTCAAGGCATTATAATGTGTATTATATGCTAAGACATCAAGTAATACACTTAGTCCTGAACCATCAAAATTATATCCAGTAAACTCATCTTGAGTTTTAAGATAGTTCTTTAAATTCTTTTTAATTTGATCGAAATCTAATTCTGTTACATTTAAGTTATTTGCCATTATCTTAACCTTCTTAGTACTATTTCGACAGAATCATCTATGTCGAATTCTTTTATTCTAAATTGTAATTGTATTCTATATCTATTCTGATCAGCTTCATCTTCAATTAATATATTTTGAAGAATAACTCTTGGTTCAAACCTCTTAATTGTAGATTTGATTTGATCTTTTATTAAACCCTTTGTAATTGCATCTGCAGGTTCAAATAATAATCCTCGTAAGTCCGCTCCCGTACTTGATTGGAATGGTCTTTCAAATCTATTAGTTTGTAATAAATTTTTTATAGAATTTTTAATTGCATTATCATCACGTAATGGTATGATATCTTTACGGATTGGATGTAGTGTCAAAGCTAAATCTATATCTGTAATAGTTTTTTTACGGCTATCAATACGTGCCTTTTTAAGGTC